TGGTGACGAGGCTGATTGCTTTTGGGTATACAAAGACCGTTAGTGAATCACTAACGAAATAAAAAGGGGAAGGTGCTAGTCATCTTCCCTTTGAAACCAGTGACACCAGTTCCGTTAGTGAATCACTAACGAGTCACACAAAGGAGGTAAAAATGATTGATGCTCTAGCCTGCATGGCAACTGCGATATTCTTTGAAGCACGGGGTGAGCCTATGGTGGGGCAGGTCGCAGTAGCACAAGTTATCATGCACCGAGTAAACGACCACAGGTACCCCGACAACGTATGTGATGTAGTAAAGCAAGGATACTATTATTCTTGGAATCCAAGCATACCAATCTTACACAAGTGCCAGTTCAGCTTTTGGTGTGATGGCAAGGACGAAGATACTAGTTTTGACCCTGAAGCATATTTTTGGGCAGAAGAGGTAGCAACGAGCGTAATGTCGGGTGAACTATATGATACGACTCAAGGTGCAACACACTATCACGCTGTGTACGTTACACCATCATGGAGTAACAAGTTTACACAAACAGTTAGGATAAACGACCATATATTTTATAGGTGGGAAAATGACTAAATTTAACGATGAATTTATTAGCAAAGTGCATGAGCATTGGAAAGAAAACAAAGGCAAGACTTTAGGTGATAAGGTTGGTGGAGTGCATAGAGAAGTTAAGAATATAAAGAAATATGGTTTGCAAGATTTGGCAGACCACTTTAACATAACTGAAGGACAAGCTAGAAGACTACTTTACGTTAAGAGGAGAAATTAGCATGAAGCCCGAGGCAAAAGTAAAAAAGAATGTAGTAAAACAACTCAAACTTATGGGGGCATATTACTTCTATCCAGTAACGGGTGGGTACGGACGAAGTGGAGTACCTGACATTGTTGGGTGTTACAGTGGTAACTTCTTTGGGATTGAATGTAAAGCAGGAAGCAACGAGCCTACGCCATTACAGATGCACAACCTAGACGAGATATCAAGACAAGGTGGCATATCGTTGGTTGTTAACGAGAATAATATGAACGATGTTGGTAAATTATTAGAGATGCTTGCACAACGTAACCCAAGTGGAGAAAAGAAAACAGATGGTCTTTTTCTACGATTTTAGGGGGTACAATCATACACGGGGGTATCGTTTCACCCCTCTGACGGTCTTTAAAACGAGCCGTTTTTTGGAGGGAAGTTAGAAATGCCCCGTTGGTCGTATGATTTTAGTAGGGTTATTCCATATGATTTTCCTACACCTGATGATGAGTACCATGACACATTAGTGTATGTACGGCAAAAGTTTAACAGTGGCACACTTGATGTTGTGGATGTGATTGACAACCACGGGGCGAAGAAGTGGCATGTTAAAGAAGGAGAACAAGAAATTAAGGAGGATAAAAAAATGCGTAGGTCAAGGAAATACGGAATTACATAGAATACGAAGTGGGTTTTAGGGGAAGAAGATTTGGGTGAGAGAACTTCCCTTGGTTTTACCACTTTGTAGGGTAAGCAGTGAGAGCCCTTGGTACTCATTCCATTAATCCACTGCAGTAGGGGTGTGTCTCCTCCTTTCTTCAAGAAAAAACACATGACCCTACCTATAGAAGTATAGTAAAATACTAATCCCCCCGACTGCGGGTTGGGGGGTAGCTAACAAAAGGGAGAGTTAAATGACAAAAGATGAAGAAAAGATATGGAGATATCTGTTAGAAGACAGATTAGCCACAGCCGAAGAAGTAGCAAAACAGACATCGGTAGATTTAAAGACAGTGCGACAGGTTATGAGTTCTATAGGCACACCTAAACATGTTATAGAAAAAGAAATCAAGGAGAACCGTATAGCTCTGTTGCAGGAAGCCATGGAACTGACGGGTGGAGACAGAGCAGTGGATTATGGGGATGCCGTGGATAACCACCGACATATAGCAAAGATATTTAATGCTATAACTGGTTATACTCTAACGGCACGAGACATAGCACTTATCCACACTTGCACAAAACTTTCAAGGGGTCAGACTAGCCCCAAAAAGAGAGACCACTATGTAGATAGGATGGCGTATGCAGGCATTGAATATGAATGTGTTATAGCGGAGGACGAATAATGGATTTAATAACACTTGACTTTGAAACCTATTACGACAAGGATTATTCATTAAAAAAATTAACCACAGAGGAATACGTCCGAGACCCACGCTTTGAAGTCATAGGCATTGGCATAAAAGTAAATAGTAGGGAAACCGAATGGGCTAGTGGAACTCATGAACAGATTAAAAATTACCTCGAAGGATTTGACTTCTCAAATTCTATGGTACTCGCTCATAACACTATGTTTGACGGTGCTATTCTTAATTGGAGTTTTGGTATCAACCCAAAAGTTTTCACCGATACTCTATGCATTGCCCGTGCTTTATTTGGTGTGGAAACTAGCCAAAGTCTTAGTGCACTTGCCGAGAAATATAGAATCGGAAAGAAGGGAACGGAGATACTCAATACGGTTGGCAAGAGAAGGAAGGACTTTTCAGAAGAAGAACTGAGCCGATTCGGTGACTATTGTGTTAATGACGTAGACCTGACCTATGAACTGTTTAAGTTGATGGGTCGTGGATTCCCAAAGAAAGAGTTTAAACTTATAGACCTTACGTTGCGTATGTTTATCAACCCAGTGCTTGATTTAGATACTGGACTGCTTGAACAACATCTTATGGAAACACGTGACCAAAAGGAGCAACTGCTTGAAAAGGCAGGGGTGGATAAAGATGACTTGATGAGCAACCCGAAGTTTGCAGAGTTACTTAAAAAGTTTGGCGTGAAGCCCCCGACAAAGACAAGCCCTGCGACTGGCAAGGAAACATTTGCATTTGCAAAGTCTGATGAAGAGTTCAATGCTTTGTTGGAGCATGAAGATGAAAGGGTGCAGGCATTGGTGTCAGCACGTTTGGGTACCAAAAGTACCCTTGAGGAAACACGTGCTAATAGGTTTATAGATATATCTAAACGTGGGCTGCTGCCTGTTCCTGTTAGATACTATGCGGCTCATACAGGGCGTTGGGGTGGTGACGACAAGATAAACTTACAGAACCTACCTAGCCGTGGAGTACATGGTAAGAAGTTAAAGCGTAGTATCATAGCCCCACAGGGCCATTCTCTCGTTGAGGCAGACTCCTCACAGATTGAGGCAAGGGTACTAGCATGGTTTGCAAAGCAGGATGATTTAACACAAGCATTTGCAAAAGGTGAAGATGTATACAAGAAGATGGCATCTCGTATCTATGATGTGCCCGAAGAGGATATTACAAAAGAACAGAGGTTTGTCGGCAAGACAACTATACTGGGTGCAGGCTATGGCATGGGGGCGTTGAAGTTCCAAGCACAGCTTAAGACGTTTGGGTTTGATATGAGTTTGGAAGAAGCTAGGCGTGTCATTGGTATCTATCGTGATACTAACTGGAAGATTAGCCAGTTGTGGAGAGACGCACAACATATGCTGAAGAACATGGTCAATGGTGAAGGGTTCAGCTTTTCTAAAAACACAATAGAAGTATTACCTCAATACTATTCTTTGAAGTTGCCATCAGGACTGCAGATGAAATACGAAGATTTGAGGGCTGACCAAACAGATGAAGGCATGGACTTTCACTATCAAACTAGGCGAGGTCGCACAAAGATATACGGTGGTAAAGTTGTAGAGAACATATGCCAAGCCCTCGCCCGTTGCATTATTGGTGAACAAATGCTAGAAATCAGCAAACAATATCGTGTAGTTCTTACAGTTCATGACTCTATAGTATGTTGTGTAAAGAACGAAGAAGTAGAAGAAGCACAAAAATATATTGAGGAATGTATGCGTACTGCACCAATGTGGGCTCAAGGAATACCTAAACATCCATCAGCATTGCCGATTGACTGTGAGTCAGGAGTTGGTGCTAACTACGGTGACTGTGAATAATGGATGATATAATTGTAAACTGCGAAGAAGAGTATAGAAAGTTAGTAGACCTTCAATATGATTGTGAGTGGAACGGTGACACAGATAAGGCTGAAATCTACAAGATTAGAGCCGAACATTATAAAAAATTAATAGACGAAGGTATATTGTATGAGCCAAAATTCTAGTATAGTTCCTTGGTCGTTCAGTAGGATAAAGGCATTTGAACAATGCCCGAAACAGTTTTATCATATAAAGATAGCCAAGGATTATGTGGAAGAAGAGACACACGCTATGCGATACGGAACGGACGCACATGCAGCTGCTGAAGAGTATATATGTAGTAACACGTCAATACCCAGTAAGTTTCTTTATATGAAACCGGTTCTTGATTCGCTTAAGAAGAAAAAAGGTAAGAAATACTGTGAGATGAAGATGGGTCTTACCAAAAAACTTCAGCCATGTGGTTTTAACGATAAGGATGTTTGGTGGCGTGGGATTGTAGACTTGGTCATAGTCA